TTTTCAATTGCTGTTTGAACATTTATAGGAATTGTAATTGTTGGAGTTGGCCCAGATTCTGCTTCTGTTTTAATAATTTTTAAAACTTGATCAGTTAAACCTTTAATGCCAGGTATATTTAACCCTTGCACAATATTTACCAACTTGCCACCAGTAAGCAACTTTTGTATAATTGAATCTTGTGGATCAACTTTAAAATCTTTTATTAGTCTTTTAATAGCTGATTCAATTTCTTTTATTTTTGCTTCTGATTCATTAGTCCCAAATTTTAATTCTAATTGATTAAAGAAAGATATTTCTCTTTGAAGTTCTAATAAAACATCTGTTACAGTTTCAACATCTTTTTTTGTTTTAGCTGTACTAGTAACATTAAATTGCTCTGCACCTTTAGATTGAGTAATTAACTGCAAAAGCCTTGTTCTTGTTTTCTCTAATTCTTGTAATTTTTTATTTTCTTCAGTTGTTAGTGCTAAAGTTCCTTTAATTGTTGCTTGATATGCTTCTGCTGTTGATAGTGTTTCGTTGTTACTATCAAACCTTTGCCTGTTTACTTTTACTAACTTACCATTAATTAAAACTTCATCTTGCCCTAATTGTGTTGCCTTATCTTGTAGCTTTAATATTTCTTCAGTTACGCTTATTAATTCTTTTTCTCTTACCCTTGCTTCAATTGATTTTAATATTGATGCAGAAAATTTATCATAAGCAAGCGTTATCTGTCCTATTGATGCGTTTTCCTTATTTAATGTTGCAAAGTATTCTGGTGCAATTTTTTGCAATTGGCTTATTGCTTGATTCCTTTGCGCCCTTGTTAGCGTTTCTGTTTTTAAAGCGTTTACTATTTGATCAACCTTTACTTGTTCTTCAGTTAATGAAGAAATGATACTATCATATGATTCTTTTAATTTTTTATTTGCTTCTGTTGTTTCATCTGCTCCCTTTTTAGCTTTAAAAAAGCCGTTCATAGTTAATCCAGTCAGCAAACCCGTTGCAACTGATACCGCAAGCCCAATACCACCAGCACCAACTAATGAGCCAGCCAATGCCTTTAGTGCGCCGCCAGTGCTACCTGTTTCAACCTTTAATCTTTGGAATGATTCAAGTAATGGATTTATGTTGTTTTGAATACCTATAAACCCAAATGGAGCATCTTGGGCAATACGCCCTAAATTTATCAATGATTGCCCTGCTGTATTTGTGCCTTTTGTAAGATTCTTGCCTAAAGTACTACCTAATTCGTCACCAGCCTTTTTTGTTTTTTCAAACTGTTTTTCTGCGCCTTTTAGCCCTTTATCAAGGCTTGCACCAACATAACTGGCTTGTACTACGAGTGCTTCAACTGGCATTTGTTCTTATTTTATATCGTTTCTTAATATTCTCTATCCTTACTGCATCCATTTTGTCAACTAATTTGCCATCGCTACTTAATGGCCAAACTTTATCAATGCTACCAAGTGCTTTAGTTCCTACGTTACTGGCAGCTATTATGTATGTAGAAAATCTTGTAATCAACATATCTTCTTGCCTTTTAGCAAAATAGCCCTTGCTGGCGTAATAAAACGCTTCTGGGCTACTTGTATAATATTCACGTTCAGTCCAACCTAACCAACCTAAAGCCGTTTCAAGGTTTTGGTTGATGCCTTCAAAGGCTTTTTTTTTGCTTCTGCAGGTGTTTGTTCTTCAAGCGTTTTTTTTGCCAAATCTACAAACTGCTTCCATTCGTTCATAACCTCAAATGCAGCCACAAACTTTTGCATTTCTTCTACTTCTAAAGATGTAATAAAAACACCTGCATCTCGCCACGTTGGTAATTCAACCCCATCAAAATATGCAGATGCCTTCATTGCCCCGTACATTGCCGCTTGATTGCTACTGCCAGCTAAGTTTTCCCAATCTACTTTTTTAACATACTCATTCCAGCAGTAGTTGTCAAACCGCAGCCCTTGTTCTTTTATTTTAATAAACATAAAAACTTTTAATTAACTACCTTCAATAGTACGAATTGGAACACCACTTAATTGCAAAGTACCTGTGAATGTTGCTGCACCATCGTTAGGAGCATCAAGCGTTAAATCACTCAACAAAGCATTAGTACCTGTGTAATAATAATCACCTTCAACTGGTGTTTCTGGTCCGAATAACCACGCTACACGAGTATCATTCTCAAAGATGTCGTTTAAATCACCCTCTGAAAGTTTACCCACAGAAGGATCAAATTGTACTGTTCCTTCAAGAGCAATAGTACGGTCTTTAACACCGTTAATCTTTTCAGTTCCACACTTACTTGACGCATCAATTACGTTAGCTGTACGAGCAAAACTGTTACTTGTAAGGCATACAACAAGATCGTAACTCGCACCAGTATTTAGGGTGTCGATTAACAATACTAAGTTTTTACCTTCCGCTGTTCTTTGTGCCATTGTATTTTATTTTTTATAAAGTTAGTAATTTATTAAATGTAAAAAAATTAAATTTCTGCTGATAAATTTTCTGTTTGCTAAAATACCGTAATCAATATCATTTGAAGCGTTTAAAGCAGTTGTAACTATTTGAATTCCATCGGCTTGTAACGTGCTTTGTGGCGTTGGCATTATCAATTCTAATATCTGCCCTGCAATGTAGTTCAACTCCTTTTTATTAACGTACTTATTTTTCCAAGTGTTTATCGTTATCTGCACTCTTGCATCATGGCCAGTACAACCTTTGTTGCTTGCGTCTGTATCAGATACATCTGTAATAACGATGTACTCTGAATCGAGTACATCGTCTGGTTCTTCGCCCTCGTACACTTCAACAACTTCCGATGCTTGATTAAATACATAGCCCTGCAAGGTTGTGTAGTATGCTTTAATTAAAGGGTTGTTTATATCTTTCACGAGAATATTTTATTGAAATCTGATTGCAATTTAGGTAAATTATCTTTTACTGCTTCATATAAAAACTTTTTAGGTTTTATGCCGTTTTGCAATATGTTTATTGCTATCCAATACGCTGCCTGTTGTTGTTTGTCTAAAGATGATGCAGAACTACTTACATTGCCCGATTTAGTCATGTCTGCTCCAATTCCTTTACGGCTTACCCAAGCCATTATAGATTGTATAAACTCATCCATACTGCCACCTGTTTTGCCCTTAAATGTGGCTGCGTATGTTCGCCACTCTTGCGGCAAAGTGCCAACATAAGCAGCGGCAAACTTACGAGTGCCAAACTCTTGATAGGCTGCATAATCTGTCGCAACGGTTATCTTTACTGTAAAGTTATTTGCGTTAAAAGTTGAATTTATTGATGAACGCAATTTACCTTCATCTGCTGGTGCATCTCGCTTCGCTTGTGTTTCAACCTTTGTACCAAAATCAACCAATGCAATTTTTGCCTTTTTATTTGCATCAGTAGCTAACTTTTCTACATCTTTTACCGCCTTATCAAAACCTTTAAGTTTAATCGTTATCATGCTGCTGGCGTTGTTTCATCAGTTAATACCCAATCAGAATCAACTTCACCTGCTACTTGTGATTTTAGCCGGTAGTAATATGTTTCTTCTGGAAATAATAACGTATCACTGTACGATGCCGTTGATCCGCTGTATATCTCCACCCAAGCATCTCCATTATCGCCTCTATTAGATTCAACTATGTAATTATCACCGCTGCCACTCCAAGTTAAATCTATCTGTGATTCATCAAATGCAACTGCACTAAAGGCTGTAGGTGCTGCAGCTATTGTAGGTGTTGCTAAGTTTAACACATCTGCAAGCCTGCCTAATACCCAAATGCCATTTTGTAGTAAAGGTAAAAACTCCTCTCCTGTTAGTGGTTCTGCTTCCGATAAAGTGTTTAAATCTACCATCAATTTATGTATAACACATTTGCAGTTTCACCTGCTGCAAATGGTATTGAAAATTCAAAGTTTTGCCCTGCTGTTATTTTTACTTCTTTATTTAAAGGATTTAATGATCCAGTAGTAATTATATCAAACACAATACCATCTTTGCTAACTGAAAACACCTGCTTATTTGCTAAGGCTGTAAATGTTGTTTCGCCTCCGATTGCAGTAAAAATATATGATCTAATTTGTGGCAATGGTGGATTTGAACCAGAACTGCCTGTTGAAACTGAATTGTCAATAACGCTGCATCTTAGAACGGAATAATGTTTATAGCCTTCTGTTTTTGATGCAATGCTATTTATCTTTAATGTTTTCCCATCGTAATCTATTGTATAATTTGAACCAATAATCCTGCTTGGTGCATACCTAATTGTCAGCTTATAATCATAAGTCCATATCTCTTGATTATATGGCGAACTACTGGAGCCTGTTCTATCCTCAACCGCTGCAAACATTTGCCAAGATCCTATCTCTATTGGATCAAGTCCGCCTTGGTCGTTTTTAATTGCTGCCCATGCCCTTGCTACTATAATTCTGTTCATGTTTACCATACCCTGCGAATTGGGTTTAATATTATTTGAGCAATTGGACCGATATTGTCCACAGCTACTGCCCTATTATCGTACAAATAAAATACAGCGTTTAACAAGGCTGTTTTAAGCTGCAATGGCAGCACTGCATGACCGCCTGTGTACTCAACAGTCATTAAGTGTAGTTTAGGCTCTAATACTTGCTTAAACTCATTTCCCGATACAGTTAATTCTACTACATTATTATCTTTATCCTTTCCTGTTACTGCACTTGTTACTGGTCCTAAAGAAAGATAAAAGCCACCATTTCCGTTATTAATTATAGAAGTAATTTCTCTGCTAACAAATCCAATGTTTGAGTAATCTTCGCACATTTGCCGAGCAGCAGTTATAAGCATTTCAATTAATTCATCATCATCATCAAAATCTATTTTACAAAATAACTTAGTTTCTGCTAAAGTTACTGGCTCTGTAAAACCATTGCTCGGCTCTATCCAAGATATGTCTAACTGCTGGTTATAAGATAATGCCGAAGTATTGTTAAAGTAAATTCTATCTTCATTTCTGCGGTAATCCATTGTAACAAATTTAAAAAGCCTGCCCGTTAAAGAGCAGGCTTTTATTTACTAAACTAACAAAACAAATTATGATACGTTTCCGAAATCACCATAGATGAAGTAGTTATCACCATAAATAGGGAACGCTACTCTTTCTTCGATTCTTACAGTAACCATATTCTCACGAACATTGATGCCATCTTCGTAGAAGAACTCTACTCTTGGTGCTTCACGTAAGATGAAGTTTGCACCCATTGCCCAATCACCAACGATGAACTTATCAACTGCGATTGCAGTGCTTCTAAATACAGGAACACCAGCAATGAACATTTGATCACCAACGCGACTAATCAATTCAGTAGGCAAGTTGTACAAACCAGCTACAGAACCAGTTGATTTTGTAAGCCATATTCTGTACCAATCTGCAGGGTTTAACAAGATACCATTTGCCTCTCTATCATAACCTTCAAGTTGTGCAACTGCACCAACTAACTGCTCTACATCAATTGTGTATCCGCTATTAGGAGCAGTAAAGTTACCAGTATCAGTGATACCGCTCAACTGAGGTGTAGTACCGTTACCATTCAACAATTGGTTATCTTCTGCACGAAGTAACAATTCTGGCAAACGGCTCTGTAAAAAGGTAGTCATTCCAGTTACATCATCAAGCATATTACGAGAAATACGCAACCAACCTGCAATCCACTCGGCTTTAACGCTAACCTCTTGCAAAGCAAGTTCAATTTGTGCCTTTAAAGTAGCTTCTGCAACTGGAGCAATATCTCCAGAACCAGTAACCTCTTTCACATAATCAAAGGTACTTTTAGCACCCATGTTACCGCCTGTCAAAAGTTGGCGAATGTGCAATTTACGCTTAGGCAATTCAATAATACCTGGGCGAGCAAAAGCAACAGATGTAGCAGCAGTACTAAAAGAAGTTGCAAAACTCATATCTTTCATTTCAAAAGATGTAGATTGCCCTTTCTTCAAAGTAGTAATTTCGCTTGCTTTCTCATTGATGTTTTCGCTAAGCAATTCGGCAAATGATTTAGTAGAAGGTGCAGAAGCATTACTATTACGGTCTGCTTTTACTCTTGCTTGTACAATATCCAATGCTTTGATAGTAGCTTCTAAACGCTCACCGATAGCTTTCAATTCTGCTTCTTTAGCTTCTTTTGCTTCAAGTGTTGCGGCTTCGATAGCTGAAATCTTTTCGTCAAAGTTTTTAACTTCGTCAGCACCTTTTAATTCAATAACTGCTTTGAGCAAATCAAAAGACTTTTGTAAATCGTTAGGTTCTTTAACCTCGAATTCGTTGTACGCCTTTTCTGCTGCTTCAATAGCAAATTTTCTCGATCTTTTTTCGGCTTCTATTTGCGCCGGTGTTTTCTTTTCCATTTTTATAAAATAATTAAGTTGTTTGTAATTTATTTACCCATCCCTTCCAAATATCCGGATCAGTAGCTATTGCTGGCTGATTGGCCTTAATGTCAAGAATGTATTGTGATAGTTGCTTTGAGTGCAACAATAACATTTCAATAGTTTCATCAGTAGCAGTAGAGTCTTTACAGAACTTTTCTATTGCTACTTGTTGGGATATTATGTTGTTAATATCTACACCGCCTTTTAAACCAGTTAGCGGCGTTAATGGGTTGGCGCCCCATGCAGTCAAACTGCTACCTTCAAATAGCTTTGCCTCTGTAATCTCATACATACCCTTAGAAGGGTTCTTTTGGTAGCCTGCATAGTCTTGCAACTGATTGCGCTTTATTGTGCGATAGCCAATAGAATGCTCTGTAATCAATCCGCTTTCAACCATCTTTATAAAGTCTTGCCCTAAAGCATGAGTGCCTACTTGTGATTCATAAACTAAGCCTGTACTATCTTCTTTTAAATCAAGTAGTTTTCCTAAAGGCATAGAAGGATTATGATTCATCAAATGCTTTATCCGAGGTTGTGCGCTTCTTGGCCCTTGCTCTTTTACTGTTTTAGAAAACGCCCCTGCCTTTATTATATCGCCATCGCTATCTACGTTCCCAAAACGAGAAAAATAACCAGTAACAATACCTTTTTTTAAGTCTGCATCTTTAAAGGCTGCAGCTATAGTAGTGTCTTTATATGTATATACAGTTTCCAATAGAGTAAAAATAAATCAATATTTTGTTTTGTATAAGTAGAATTTTTACTACCTTTATATTATGGCAGAAAAAAGTATAAAAGTAGATAACGATTTACATTCACAAGTAGTTGCTCACACCATAAGTACTGGGCAAAAAATTGGCAAGTTTTACGACATTGCAGTTAAAGAAAAGTTAGAACGTGAAAGGCAAACAGAAAAGATACAGCTAACAGATGCAGGGCAAAGAATGGGAATTTATCCCTCAATAACACGATAGCCTAATACACATCTGCAATTCACTACTTCATTTGCTGGCACTGGCAAACCGTTAGGCTGCTGCCTCACACCTGGCTGCATCATTTCAACACCACCAACTGTAAAAGGTGTATTAAGTGGCACTGTTTGATCATCTACAAACCTATGGCTTCGCCTTGTACGCCTATCATCTACTGCAAGCCAAATCTTTACCATTGGCACGTCTGTTTCTTGGGCGTTTATTAATGATGCTGCATTTGCCGCCCCTACTACTTCTGTTCGTGCTATTCGCCTTGCCCTCATTGCTGATAGGTTTGGATCTGTTTCTAACTGCCTTACTATTTCATCAAATGAGATACCAGTAATTGCTGCTTCGCTTAAAATCAATTGTATGTAATCTCTTGTGTTTGCAGTTATGCC